AGGTTAGGTTGTTTAATATCTACTAACTTAGAAAAAGCGTTTAGACTTAATTCGTGTTTTTGTAAGTAGTGTCTAATCATTAACCTCGTTAGTTCGTTTGCTTCGCTTAAAACCTTTGCTTGTTGTTTCATAGGTTATTTAAAAAATCGTCAAACTCTTTATTGCCATAATTTGGTTTTCCGCCTGTTTGCTTAGTTTGTTCCTGAACTGGTTTAAAACTTAAACTTTGAAACTTTCCTTTTTGTCCGTCTTTTACCCAACTGCTAACATAATACTCAACACCTCCAATAGTTGCCTTACCCTGATAATGCGGATGCGTTTCTTTTTCTCTTTTGTCGTTAGTAAATAACGCTCCTGAATTGTCTCTCTTTTCCATTTTATTTTAATTCTAATTTATAATACTCCAATGTTATATCTGCTATTCTTTCCGCGTCTTTACGAACTTTTGCTTGTCGTTCATCACTAAAAGGCGAATGCCACCTTTCATCTGAAACAGCATCGTAATTTAAATACGTAATTATTGCTTCAATAACTCTTTCTCTTCTTTCGTCGTAGTCCATAGGAACTACCATAACTTTTGCTAAGTTTTCCATTTTTACTTTGTTTTAATATATAACCTTTTAAATCTTTCAGTTGAACAACAAAACTCCTTTATTGGATTTGCTTCATTTTGTCTTATTGTTTCGTACCAAAGTTTATCCCTTTTAAAGTCTTTGATTTGTACTATTTGCTCTCGGGTCGTGTTTTTGTAGTAACCCATTATTTTTAAATCTTCACTCATAATTTTTCAAATTGTTCTTTATAATATTCTTCACTAAAATCTAATTGAGAATTTCCCATCATTTTTCCGTGTTTCCAAGCATTCATAATTTGTTGTTTCTCTATTTCTTTAGCTTGTTTAATCCATTCAGTTTTTGGAAGTGCTATAAATTCTCCTTGTGTACTTTTATTAATTAACCACTCGACTGCTGTTTCTAATATTTGTTTTTCCATAATTGTTTTATTTAAGTTTAATTTACTAACATCGCTTATATCTTTTAACTTATATCTCATTTTATTCTGATTTAAAGGTTTCTATTTTATTTTTTAATTCATTTATTAATGGCTCTATACTTGAAATTCCATATTTTTCTATTACTCTTAATGTCTCTATTTCTGCTATAACTATCTGTTCTTTCTCCATTTCTTTGGCTTGTTCAATGTCTTCAATAGTAATAATGCCTTTGTTTACATATTGCTCAACCAACCATTCTACTGCTGTTCTCATAATTCGTTAATTAAATTGTTATAATATTCACGTGCTAACTCTATTCGTTCTTTAATTTGTTCTATTACGCTTTCGTCTTTTGCTATTTTAAAGACCTTGACGCGCTTTTCTTTTGGTATATGGTCAAAGTTATGTTTCGCTTGTACAAAATCTCTTACATCTAAACTTTCATCAATTAACCCTTGTTTCCAATGTTCACGTCTTACTTCATCTTCTACGATTTGAAAAGGTGTGTTTACAAGGCAGTAACAAAGTAATGCTTCGTCTTTACCGGTAAGCCACATATAACCTTGAAGTTGATAGTAGTAATCTTTGTTAGGGCATTCGGTTTCAAAAAACGGAAACGTTGTAGCATCCCAACTGCATTTTACATCTAAAAGAATTTCATTCGTATTTACGTCAGGCGTTCCAGTTAAATAATCGTTGGTTAGATTCTCGTCATTTTTATAGATGAATCCTAAATCAAGAACATCATTAACTAATTCAATCCCTTCGTCTTCTACTTCGTTACCTTTATCCGTGTATCTACTCCAAAACTCTTTACGTATTCCGTATTTATGTTCGATTGCAAGTTCCTGAATGTAAGTCTTTGTAGTCTTAGATAGAACCTCCCCTTTTGTTTTAGGAGAGGTCATTAATTTACCTAATTGTGAGCATCTGATTTTCATTCTATTCTGATTTAAAGGTTTCATTGTAGTATTGTTCTCCACCATCCCCAGCTTCATTACTCCAATCTGATTCGTTTCCCTCATTAAAAGCATTAATTATGTTTTCCTGTTCCATTTTTTCAGCTTGTTCAATAGTTCTTGTAACTAATATTGTATCAAGACTTATTTCAAGTGACATATAATATTTTATTGTTTCAACCAAATATTTTACTGCTGTCTGTTTCATAATTTAAAATTTTTTAATTTGGGTTATTAGTTTCTATTTGCAAAGTTCCTTCATCATTAATTACTAACCAATAAGGAAAACCACCTAAGTCTAATGATGGGATTTTTTTAGCTGAATATTCATAATCACAACCTTTAAACCTATATTTTCTTAAATTAATTAACCCATTTAAAACATCCTCTTCTTGCGAAGGGTTCCAAATTTTAATAGCTTGACTTTCAAATGAAGATACAATGTCTTTAGGAATAAAAAATTCTGTAAAACTTTTAACAGACAATTCAGCATCTTTAATAGCTCTTTCTATACTTGCTCCATTCATTGATTTCAATAAAACATTACAGTATAATTCTTTTATAATTTCTTCATTTGTTTTCATATAAGTAACAATGCTTTTTGTTGTAATTCAGTTAAATCGAACTTTTCTCGTAATTGTTCAACGGTAAAGTCACCCGCCTTAATAGCTTCAAGTGCTTTCTCAAAACGTGCGTTATCTATTTTTTTAGCTTTCTTATTGTTTTTTGAATCGGGGTCGCTTTCAGTTTCATCAATTAAGAATAAACCATTCAACGCATATTTACGAGCGTAGCTTGAAGCCGTCCCAGTACATTGCTCACTTGACATTCCTTTGTGTTCTCCGAGTTCTGCAAATCCGTATACTTCAACTATTTGCCCTTCGCATTTTAAAGTAGCAGTAGCTTTTAAAAATAACTTACTACCTACTTCAATAATGGTATCAGATAAAATTAATAACGCTTCGTGTTTAGCTAAAATTGGTTTTACCGATTCTAAGATTTGTTCTGCGCTTCGGTATTTATATTTACCAAATGAATTATAAGAACCTTTTGGACATTTTAATTCTGCCTGAATTGTTGTTAACTGTTTCATAAAATATAATTTAATTGTTAAACGTATGCAAATATACTAAAAAGAATAATATAAAAGCGAAAAAAGAAAAAATATTACAAAAATTTCTTTAATCCTTCAGCACATCTTTGAATTGAGTTAGCGCGTTCTTGAAGACTTTGTATTTGTTCTTGGATAGTTTGTTTACAATCGCTTGTGAAATAGCCGTGTGACGTTGCTATCAACGGAATAATTCCGTTTGTCCGTATGTAATTCACCATCTTACGCAATCTCGGCTGTGTCATCCGTGTTTTGAATCCTCGTACTGCTAAAAATTCGTTCATTCTGGTAACGATTAAATCAGCTTTGATAGGTGAATCTTTCTTGTAATTTCTAAATCCGTGAACTACTATTGGAAGTATCTCCATTTCTTCTCTTGTTAGTTCGCTTGTGTGTTCTTCAAAATTTGTTACGCTCATTCTATTCTGATTTAAAGGTTTCGTTGTAGTATTTTTCAAATTCAAATAATTCTCCATTAAAACCATCTTGAAAAGCTGCTTTATAAATTAAAATCATTTGCTCCTTCTCCATTTCTTTGGCTTGTTCAAAGATTTTAGAATACTTTGGATTAAATGGATATGTCTCTTGGTACATAGCATCAATTAACCATTCTACTGATGTTTTCATAATTTAAGGTTTAATTGTTTCGGCTAAATTAATTATTCTTTTTGATATAATTCAAGTTCTTTGCACTTTTTTTTATAGATAGCCATTATTTCTTTTAGTTCTTCTTTGGTGAATTTCCGTGTTTTCCTTGCTTCTGCTTCTAATTCGTGGTAACTTTCTATTCCTATTTTATGAATTAAGTTTCTTTGATATTCAATTAATGAACCACTCAAATAGGTGTTACAGTGTTCGCATTGTAAATGAACGTTTCTTTCATCAAATCTTACATTCCAATGGTTGTTAGCGTTGAAGAAGTGTCCTGCGTTTTCTTTTAAAGCTGGTTTTTGGCAACTTATGCAGGGTTGCCCTTTGTCGCGCAGTCGAATATATTTGTTAAATATTATTTGAGTCATCTTAATATAGTCCTGGACCGTTTCTAAATCCTGTTGCATTTTCTGCTTCGTCTTTTTCCATTGTTTCGCCTTTTCGGATTCTACCCAAACACGAACGCACTCAGGTTCTAAACAGTATTTTTGATTGAAGCGTATAGGCTCAAACTTGTTCTTGCAGTTTTTACACCTCATAACTTACTTAACCATTGATTATAAACTTCAGTTGCTATTTGTGAAATCATAATAGGCGGCACTGACATTCCTATCAAATATTCAGGTTTTAAATTTAAAAAATTATAATCTAAAGGGTAAGAGCCACATTTACTTAATTCCGTTTTACTTCTATATCTTGGTTCTTCATATAAACAACACATATCATTTGCTATTATTGTGTTTGATACTTTTGACATTTTTAAAAATTTATGATTAAACATATAATTTGGCCTACCTTGTCTTGTTGAAACATTATCTAAATCAATATCAGTTTCAATTCTATTATGCCATAATTCTAATGCAATACCAGTTAACATTCTTTCATTATTTTTAATTTCAAAAATTTCACGAAAAATTATTTCAGGTTCATTAAAATTTAATTCGAGTTTTGGTATTTCAGTAAACATATCTTGCCAATATAAAAACTTACTTGCTAAGTCTTTTCGTAAACAAATAAAAAATACACGTTCACGTCTTTGAGGTACACCCATTTTTGAAGCATCTAATAAAAAGTGTTGACAATAATAACCTGCTTTATCAAATTCATCATAAATTTTACGAACGTATTGTTTAGCTTCACCCATTAATAAACCTTTTACATTTTCAGCTATTACCACTTTCGGTTGTAATTCTTTTGCTAAGTCAATAAAATCAAAAAACAAAGTGTCTAAAACTTGTTCTGCTTGACCTTCCCGAAAAACTTTTTCTTTTCCCCAATCTTTTTCTCTATTACCTGCCATTGAAAAACTCGAACATGGTGGGGAGCCATCTAAAATATCTAATTCATATAATTCTTTTGGTAGGTCTTTTCGTTTTGCAAAGGTTGTAATTGATTCTAAAAATGAATATTTTGGATTATGATTTTCTTTGTAAACTTCAATCATTTTTTTATCTATGTCGTTATGTCCGATAACGTCAAACCCTGCTAATTTATAACCCATTGTTGAGCCACCACCACAAGCAAAACACGAAAAAACCTTTCCTTTGTCTTTTGTAAAAACAGCGTCTTTTAATGTCCAATTGTAATTAAATCTATGTTTCATAATTCTGAATCTTTAATTTTTAATTGTATTTCTAAATCTTTTACTTTAAATTTTTCTTCCTGTAATAGCTTTTCAAGTCTAAAATTCTGTTGTAATGCTGCCCTTAGTTCTTTCTCGATAGCATCGTATGCAATCTTAACTTCTTGAAGGTCTGATAAACTTCTTTCCATTGAATCAATTAAATCGGTTCTATGTTCGTGTTTTTGTTTGATCTCTTCAAGGCTTAGTTTAATCTTTAAATAAGTAGTGTCTAAGTTTACTTTGCCTGTTATAATAGTTAATTCATTCATCTATTCGTGTTTTTGCTTGTTATATTATTCAATTTATCAAAATTTTGTAATAACCAATAAAATGCTTTATATTTTCTTGATTTACTTTTTTCGTTTCTGGACATTTCTCGATTCATTTCGCTATATAACCATTTACAATATTTGTATTGTTCATCTGATAACATTTCTTTTATAGGTGTTCCTTTATATTTACCAAATTCTATTACATATTTTTCAGATAATTTATCTGAATTAAATTTACCTTGTTTCATTTTATAAACTTCATTATCCCAAGTCAACAAGTGCTTAAATTTTCTTTTGCTTTTAATATAATTTTCTCCGTGTTTAATTAATTCTATTGCTTTTTGTAATTGATTATCGTTTAAATAAAACCATTCTCCTTTAATTCTATTTTGATAAAACCTTGTATGAAGATATTTTTCAGTTATTGCGTTCCCGTAACATAATAATTCAGCACTTGGGTTTCCTGTTTTAATTTGTTTTAAACGCTTCTCAGGTTGCGTTGATTGCCCAATTTTATAATATTTTCCATCAAACATTAAATAAGTAAACATTTCTTTTTCCATAACTTATATTTTAAAAAGGTACATCATTTTGTTTCATCTTTTCGCTAAACGAAAGTAATTCTTTTCCGTTTACTATATCAGGTTCAATTAAAGGTAGTTGTTTAGCTGGAAAACTATTTGACATTTTAGGTCTTACATCTTGTAATGGGTCAACTCCATTAATTTTAAATCCTAATCCTGAATTAAAATCAAACATAATAGGGTCATTTAATGCTGTGTGTTTACCACCTGTGTCCATATCTTTTACTTTCTCAACGTTTACCCAAGTGCAATACTTCATTGATTCGTGTTTTACTAACCTATGAATAACAAATAAGTCATCGCAACGATTTGAAAATGCTTTACCACCTTCGATATGGTCTTTTAAAGGTGCTTTCAAATGTCCTTTATATTCACCTTCTTGGTAAATGTTACCAGTTCGACCGCTTTCGCTGTTTGGGTGCGTGTTTATGTATATAGTTACTCCAAACTTATTGCAGAAATCACGGCAAGAATTTAAAAAATTGTAATTGCTTTGAAAATCCATTTGCCTATCTAAGCCAGTAAATGGGTCAATTAACGCTACGTTGCATTCGCTTTCTTCAAATAACTTCAATAACTCATTTGGCTTGTAAAGATTTTTATTGCTAATGAATTTAAACTGCTGTTCGAGTATTGTTACTCCTGAATTTATTTGTTGATATGTTAAATCCTTAAATCTTATTCCATAATACATCTGAAGTAAATCACGCAATATTGTCGCTTTCTTATTTTCACCACTCCAAATGCAAAACTTTAAATCGTGTTTAAGTGCAAGTGTCAAGAAATACCAATTTATCCAATACGTCTTACCGACGTTATCGTGTCCGAGAATTATGTTTAGTTGGTTAGGTTTAAATCTAATATACTCATCTAAATCGCAATCAATTTTTAATCCGTCTTTTATTTTGCCGTCTTTGTAGTCAAGCAAATATTGTAGGCAATCACCTTCTTGTGTTATCATTGTTTAGGTTTTAGAAATCCGAGTTTAATTGCTTTTAGTTCTTCAGGTGAAATACCTTCCGTTTGTTGTTTAGTTGGTATTTTATCCCAAAACAAACCTTGCCAACCATTTTCAATAGAATTATTAATTACAAACTTACAATCTTCAAATGAATGCTCTAACATTTTTTTATAAATTACGTCAATTGTAGTTTCTTTAATTGGCTTTTTAATTTGCTTTCTATATTCAATCCAAGTATCCAACAATATTTCTTTTTCATTCTTATCATTCTTGTTTGTTGTTAATTGATTGTTAGTTGTTTGTTGTTTGTTTGTTGGTTGCCCGTTAGTTGTTTCATTTTCTTTTTGGTAACATTCATATTTACAGATAGTTACAACACTATATTTGTTTGTTGTTTGTATGTTAATTTCATTTGATTTTTCAAACTTTTTTAAAAGTGTTCTAATCGTTTGTAAACTGATTCCTGTATCGGTTGAAATCTTACCAAAAGACGTAACAAACTGACCTTTTTTAATATCAATACCTTGCCATTGTCCATCTTTGTGGTTAGCCTTTAAAACTAAATACATAAACAAATGCACAGCTTCGCTTTTATTAAACCACTCCCAGTCTAAAAACTTGCGATGTATTTTAATCCATCCAATCATTGTTGTAATTCTGAATCTCTAACAATTTTATAAGTGTATTTATATTCGATATGTTCACTTGGTTCATATAATACAGAACATAAATAAAAAATATAGTGCGTGTTTGGAATTGGTATTTTATATATAGCAACAGGTGCAATAGATGTCTTCTCATTGATAGACTTCGTATCATGACAAGATTTACATAATGCTAATAGATTGTTTAGATTATACATCGAACCATTGCGAGTGATAGGTATCATGTGATCCACGCATCCCTTGTAATCTCCTGGTGTTATGTCATTCATAATACCTAACACTATACAGCATTCACATAGTGGATTAGCACGACGATAAGCCTTACTCATCTTGTGCCATGCGTTGTTATAGCTGCCTTGCTCACCGCTTGGTGTGCGCTGCATCTTAGCTTTGTGTATGGTACTCCCTATTCCCTTGCTTATGTATGGCATACTATATCCCTTTTAATATCTCCCATCGCTTCTTGTTTAGTAAGTCTATATGCAACACCTCCTTAACGTAACTCCTTCCTTCTTTAACGTTTCTTACTTTGTCAATGTTGCCATTAACTATATGGTTAACTAAATCTGCAAAATCATTAGGATTATTGTAATGCAATACACCAGGTATCATGAACTCTGGAAAGTAACTATCTGCTAAGACTGGCATACCATTTGCAATGCACTCTATGGCAAAGATATTACTTTTAGATAAGTTAAAATCATTCCTTACTAATGGATAGAATCCAAAGTCACCTTCTATACGCTGCATAAATGTAAAGTAAACAAACATAGAAGACCAATCAACATTGATAGCCTTCTTATTTAAGTCATACATCATAAACTTATTTAGACCAAAAAAGGTAACTTCTGTATCCATCTCTATCATCTGATTTATTTCAGCCTTAATAGTATGTAAATCTGCAAAGTGTGTTGATCCTCCTCTCCAAATAAATCTTGTAGGTGTGTGCCTTTCCTTGACTTCAAACATTGGTAGGTCTGTTGGATTCCAGCCATTAGGAATAACAAACATAGGTATCTTTCCCTGGCACATTGGATGGTACAAGTCATATAACTTTTTAGTAGATACTATGACAGCATCGGCAAATAAGAAAGTATCTTGTATTTGTTTCTGCACTTGTGGATTAGCAAAGTAATGATTTGCCGGATTATCCTCTGGCACCTCCAACAGATGATCATCAAAGTCTATAATTACTTTCTTTCCCATCCTTTTCGCATCTGCCATTATTCCCAGTGATGCAGTTGAGTTAGGTCGTTGTATCAATACAATGTCAGTATTGTAAATGTCATGCCACTGCGCTCTTTCCTGTTGGCAGATAACGTGTTCAAACTTCTTCTGTAAAGCTAACCTTGTAAATGGGCCAAGTGACCGGTAATAATCAGTAGCTTGACTTTTAGATGATGTAAATGTGGTTAACTTCATTTCTTGTAGCTGTCTAAAACGTGTTCAATCGTTTTTTCAAGAGATACTCGCTTTCTTGTCTTATACGATATATCAATCTGAATTTTTAGTAGTTTTTCGTGAATATCATCACTTAATAAAACACCTTTCTTTTTAGCCAACATAATTTTTTCCATATTTATTATTTTTTATGTTGCAAATATATAATAAATATATAACTTTGCAAAAAATAAATTTTTATGATAAAATTAATCGTTTCGGGAAGAGTAGGACAAGACGCTGAATTAAAAAGCGTTGGTGATACTACTGTATGTTCATTTAGTGTTGCTCACACTGAGAAAGTTTACGGCCCTAACCCATCAGAGAAAACAATCTGGGTAGGTTGTAATATCTGGGGAGAAAGAGGAGAAAAGCTAAAGCCATTCATTACCAAAGGCACTTACATAGTAGTAGAAGGTAGTGGTGGAGTAAATGCTTATTTACAAAAGAATGGAGAGCCAGCTGCTGTTATTAATTGCCGCGTGACTTCCCTTGAGTTTGGTGGAAAGCCTACCGCAGAACCTACACCATTAACCACCATGCCTCCAGTTGGCAAGGTTGACATGGATGGTGATTTACCATTTTAATAAAACATTAAACAAATCAGTATGAAAAAAAACACTTTTGAATGGGAGATAATAACTCCCATCACACCAACTAAAACAAAAATTAAAGGCTATTTGCTTTTATTTATGATTGTTTCCTCCGTGTTCATATCCCTTGTTGGACAAGGCTACAAAGCTACCAAGATATCAGCTCCTAATCCTGCAAAGGAATATCCGCAAGATAACTGGGAGACTATTGATATGAATAATCTACCAGGTAAACAGATAAAGAATTTAGATACAGAGGAGTTAAGAGTATTTTTAGAAGAACAAGGCTTTAGGAGATTACAAAATAAAAGTCTGGTGGAGTTAAGACGAATTTGGTTAGGATTTATGTATGAAGATTTCTTTTACACAATGCACAAGAAAACAGATCTTCCTATCTCCGTTATCTATGCTTTTTTCATCATTGAGGCTACCAATGCCGGCATAGAAAGTAAGTTGATGGCAAAGGCACTTAATCCTGGTGGAATAAAATACAGAGGCACAGGTAAGAAAATTAACGCAATGGATGATTGTTATAAGAATGGCAAGAAGATACCTTGCGCCTTCCAGGCTTTCTCCTCCTACAATGCCATGGTACAAGGTTGGGCAGATGTTTTAAACTTACCGAGATATAAGAATTGCAAGAGATTTGTGTTTAGTAAGTACAACAGAGGCATGAGCGCAAAGGAAATAGTAGATGCTACTTGTAAATGTTTTTATAAGTCTGGCTATCACACAAGTAATTTATGGAAAGTAAGATCTAATTTATCAACAGAATACTGGACAGTTAAAGCCAGTTTTCCCGAAATGGAATATTAAAATGATAGATAATAAATTCTTTTTTGACAAATCAGTAGAACTTGGCTTTACAACGCGTGACTATGAATCACTTGTAAATCTGCACATTAATGGTGCAAGGACATTGCAGATAATGGGCTGTACATCTGTGTTTGAATTTGGTAGTGGATTAGGTTTCTTTTTATCTGCCTGTCAAAGGATCGGTTTATATAATTATGTTGGCTATGATATTAATCCTTATGAAAGAGACTTTGCTATAAGTAAAGGTATTGAGCCATCAAAATATACTTTAGCAACAGATAAGTTTAAATTATCTGGCAAGTATGATGCTATTTATTCTACTGAAGTATTTGAACACATGACAGATGCAGAATTAAAGAAAGTGATGCCAATTCTTTACAAAGCCTGTAACAAATATTTTTATTTTACCTCTACTCCTTTTACCTCTACTATTCCAGAATGGGACATTGAATGGGGACACATTAATATTAAGCAAAAAGACGAATGGATAGCATTGTTTAAAAAGCATGGCTTTGACTATTTACAAGATGCTACTGATGTATGTTCGTGGGGATTGTTATTTAAAAAGAATGAGAATCATGCAAAAGGTAAGTAAAAAGAGATATACTCCAGAAGAAATAGAGTACATAAAAAATAACTTTCCTTATAAGCCTACCAAGGAATTAAAAGAAGTTTTAAATCACTCTGTAAGTTCTATTTCTGTTGTAGCTCACAAACTTGGTTTAATTAAAAATAGAGCATACATAACAGCGCATTACAGAAAAATATCTTTAAGAGCATGGACAAAAGATCGGGAGAGAATAAATTGTTTTAAAAAAGGCAGCACACCCTGGAACAAAGGAAAGAAGTTATCTCCCGAACACAGAGCAAAATTGGTAACGACATTTGTAAAAGGTAATAAACCTCACAATCAAAAACCAATAGGTACATTGAGATGCAATTATGGATACAATGAGATTAAATACACTAATCATAAATGGATGGCTGTTTCTCGTTACAATTGGGAACAAGTCCATGGCCCAGTGCCCAAAGGCATGGTAGTGTTTAAAATGGATGGTGATAGGTTAAATGATGACATCAACAACCTCTGCCTTGTTTCCAGGAAGGACTTGGCTGTGTTAAATCGTAACCATGCTAAATTGCCACAGGAATTAAAAGAAGTGCAAATCTTGATTAACCAGATTAAAGAGAAAGTAAAATGAGTGATGAACTATTGGATGAATTTAGCCTATGGATTGCTAAAGAAGAATATTTCCTAAGTTATATTAAGGGAACATGGATGAAGGATTTATACAACAAACCTTTGCAGATGTCAGAATTATATAAAGTATTTTTAAAAAGTAAACAAAAACCAAAATGAGAATTACCAAAGATGAAGCTCGTATATTAGGTAGAGCATTACATGAATATAAGTACAATGTAGTAAATGAAATTAAAGAGTTAAAAGAGTTAGGTGTATTTAATAAATTACACGATTTACAGTATAAATTAGAAGTGTTTGGCGATGATAAACGCAGAAACGGCAGGATGACAATGGATACTTTAATTGACTGTTTTAAAAGATTTGTAAACCAAAATAAATAGTAATCAGATGAAAAACAAAATCAGCGACCTCCGCAACCACCTCTTCGTTGTTCTTGAAGAACTAAGCGATCCCGACTCCCACTATGACCTTGAAAAAGCAAAGGTCATTGCCAATGTTGCCCAGACTATTATCAACTCTGCCTCTGTTGAGAATCAGTATTTAAAGATAGTCGGAGGTAGCCAGGGCAGTGGATTCATTGAGGAGGGGAGAATGGAAAATATTAAAAGTATTGGTGAAAAGAATTAAAAATAGTTTATCTTTGTATTGTTCTTTTGAATGGTGTGGAAGTCACTCAAAAGAAAAT